ATGCTCACCGTTAAGCAGATTGAAGCAGCAAAGCCGAAAGAAAAACCATACCGCCTTCTCGATGGTAATGGCCTGTACCTTTATGTCCCTGTATCCGGGAAAAAGGTATGGCAGCTTCGCTACAAGATTGACGGTAAGGAGAAAATCCTGACCGTAGGAAAATATCCGCTAATGACTTTGCAGGAGGCAAGGGATAAGGCATGGACTGCGAGGAAAGACATCTCGGTTGGCATCGATCCGGTAAAGGCGAAAAAGGCTTCGTCTAACAACAATTCCTTTAGTGCGATTTACAAGGAATGGTACGAGCACAAGAAGCAAGTCTGGTCAGTAGGCTATGCAACTGAACTTGCCAAAATGTTTGATGACGACATTTTACCCATCATCGGCGGCCTTGAAATTCAGGATATTGAGCCGATGCAACTGCTGGAAGTAATCCGCAGATTTGAAGATCGCGGTGCAATGGAGCGAGCCAACAAAGCCCGCAGAAGATGCGGCGAGGTTTTCCGCTACGCTATTGTTACTGGTAGGGCTAAATATAACCCGGCACCTGACCTTGCTGACGCCATGAAGGGATACCGCAAGAAGAACTTCCCGTTTTTACCTGCCGACCAGATCACGGCATTCAACAAAGCACTTGCAACATTTTCAGGAAGTATCGTATCGCTCATTGCGACCAAAGTTTTACGCTACACAGCCCTAAGAACGAAAGAGCTTCGTTCCATGCAATGGAAGAACGTAGATTTTGAAAACAGGATTATCACCATCGACGCCAGTGTGATGAAGGGACGCAAAATTCATGTGGTCCCGATGTCAGACCAGGTGGTTGAACTTCTCACTACGCTAAGCTCAATCACCAAACCAGTATCAGAGTTTGTTTTTGCCGGGCGCAACGATAAGAAGAAGCCAATCTGCGAGAACGCGGTACTGCTTGTGATCAAACAAATCGGCTATGAGGGTCTGGAAAGCGGTCACGGATTCAGGCATGAATTCAGCACGATTATGAACGAGCACGAATGGCCTGCCGACGCCATTGAAGTGCAACTGGCACATGCCAACGGCGGATCTGTACGTGGAATTTACAACCATGCTCAGTATCTCGATAAGCGCAGAGAAATGATGCAATGGTGGGCGGACTGGCTTGATGAAAAGCCAGAGTGATCCACCTTAACCACTATCGAAGAGCACAACGCCTTGCAATCAAGTGCAAAGCTTTGTGTATCCCGTTTTCGCCTAGTTACCACTTCAAAAGTCGATCGGTGGCGATGTCAGTGCTAATATCAGCACAGCAAAAAAGAATGAATACGGATGAATAATGAGCTTTCTTTTGAAGACTGACAAAACATTGTCTAAAAATTACCAGCCAGGAGTTGATGGACTCCGTGCTGTTGCCGTCATTTTAGTTCTTATATTCCATGTAGGGTTCAGTGGTGTTCCCGGAGGGTTTGTTGGCGTTGATGTATTTTTTGTTATTTCTGGTTATCTGATAACTGGAATAATTTTTAATCAAACTGAGAAGGGAACTTTCAGTTACATTAATTTCATGTTCGCCAGGATAGCAAGACTGTACCCGGCTCTTATAGCAACGCTGATCGCCGTTTTTGCTGGGTGCTTTATTCTGTACTCACCTTCTGATTTTGTTAGTGTATCTAAATCAGCAATATATGCGTTGTATTCAGCATCAAATATATTTTTTGCACAAAGCGTTGGTTATTTCGATACATCATCAGAAATAAATCCATTGTTGCACACATGGTCCCTTGGTGTTGAACAGCAGTTCTATCTTGTATGGCCTCTGATTATCGGAGTAGCATATTTAGTAAAAAAGAGCCTTGTGCCATGGGTTCTGGTTATTATTAGTATTGCTTCTCTGGCATCCTCTCAGTGGGCAACTATAAACATGCAAACTGAAGCATACTACTGGATGCCGTTCAGGGTTTTTGAGTTGTCTTTCGGCGGACTCGCATTCTTCATTTCTCGATGGATAAAACCATCTGAACTAATGAAGGAGTCTATGATGGCTGCGGGACTTGCGATGATAGTATCATCTGCGTTGCTTTACTCATCATCAACTCAGTTCCCTGGTTTGCATGCCATGATTCCCGTATTGGGTGCCATGCTTTGCATTCTTTCACATGATGCAAAATACGCTGGCTTCGCTGTGAATAACAGGGTCAGCGTTACGATAGGCCTGATATCGTATTCAGTTTATCTAATTCACTGGCCTATTATTGTGTTTTACAAATACTGGATATATAGAGAGTTAAATGATATCGAGAAAGCATCATTGATTTTATCTTCGCTGGCTGTTGGATTCTTAATGTACAACGCAATAGAAAATAAATTCAGAAAGATAAAAATAAATGAGTTTTGCTACAAATCAGTATTGTTTTTATCATTAACTATATTGGTTATGATTTCGTATTCATCTTCAATAAAAGACAACGGATTTGCATTTAGAATACAAAATTATAAAGAAAACATGGAAATGCTCAAGCCTGGATTTAAAGAATATTTATTCGGAGGCTTTGGGGTTAAGCAAGGTGAAATGGTAGTTCTTGGAGATAAAACACAAAAACCATCATTTGTCTTCATGGGAGATAGTTATGCAAGACAATATTCATTAGCCATGAGTGAGTTTCTTGCAAAGAAAAATATATCAGCTGTTGCATTCTTCGCTGATGGAGCGTATCTATCAAATAGCGTTTACGTTACAGAAAAAGGCAAGATTTCTGTATATGGCGTGAAGATTGGAACCAAAGCGATAGATTACTCGAAAAATAATAAGATACCACTTGTTTATGCTCAGTCATGGCTTAGATACATTGAAATGTTATCTGATAAAGATGGTAACATTTATAAGTTCAACGGGAATAATGATTATATGAAATTCAATGCATCCGTTATTAAAAATATTCAAGAGTACACAAATCAGGAAGTAATTGTTATTGGAAGCCACCCGGCAGCAATAGGCTCTGACGGTGGTCTTTCTTGTGTGAGTCGCCCTTCATATGTTGAAAAGAAATGCATTGATAGTATTTTCAGTACAGAAAGCGGTGATAGGTTAGATAGCAATAATTATTTAAACAAATGGCTATCAGATAACGGAAGTATAAAGTTTATAAACCCTTATGATTTCATGTGTAGGAATGGGAGATGTAACCTAGTATCTGACAAAGGTGACGTTATGTATTCTGATGAGTATCATCTATCAAGATATGGAGCAAGAAAGGCAATTGAAGGGTTTGGAAATATAATTATCGATATATAATATAAATAATTGTGCGCACTATTTAACTTTTTCATAGTGCGCACAAATTTACAGCGTTGGGAAGTTTGTTGATAATGGTACTATTGCATATTCAATTTTTGTTGGTGGCTGATTTGCCGCGCTGAATGTTGAAAGGGCCTCAAGCACAATATACCCACTTCCATTGTATCCGGCTTTAAAGCAACTTTGCAGGTTTGCAATGGAAGTATCTCCTGGGTTTAAACGCTGGTCAATAGGGGGTTTAAGGTCAGTTGCGTCGGCTCTTGCTGTTGCGTCATGCGCACCAGAAGACATGATATATGTAGCGTAGTTGTTTTTTACCCCACCGGTTACTTTTATGTGGAGAAGGTAAAGTGAGCGGTCAGATGCAGCCCCGGTTAATATCTGCTGGTCAAGAGTAATTCTTATCTTTGAACCATCTGATACCGCGGGTATAGTCTTGCTCAACATTGCTATGCCATTAACCGTATTATCATAACCATTGCCGATGTAGTTCCCTGAACCTACAAAAGCTGAGTTCATTCGCCAGATATCTTCTGCCGTAAATAACCCTGACGTAATGAAGTTACCTGTCCATACGTTTCTGTTTCTTTCTGGTCTGGCGTTAAGCACCATTCCTACTCCGCCCGCCATAAAATTACCCGATATAACCGCTCCTGACATATCAGTCGGGTTAATACATTGCAATCTTAGAGACGTGTTTACGGCAGGGTCTAACACCATTTGCATTGTGTTACCGGTGATACTAATACCTGCGCACCATGTTCCGTTGAAACCATTGTTACTATTGTTGAGCGCCTGTGATGCTATAAAGTTAAATATCCTCTGATCTGATGGAATGCTCGCACCTTTGTAATAAAAAACATTATTAGATATGCTAACAAGTGATGTCCGTAAGAATATTGCAAAGTCATTTAACGGATTTTCTTCAAAATGAAATACGTTATTCGATATTGAAGATCTACCACCTAATCCGACGCGAGTGCTGCTATCAAATTGCATTGACATCATTTTAATGGCAGTGTTAACAAAACGGTTTGATGTTAAAGATACTTCAAGACCACCAGTAAAAGTGTCAAATTCGCATGCACATTCCGTATTCCTGTTGCAGAAAAGATTGCCGTTAACATTGCCGCCTATCGTAGTACCACCAACTTTACCCAAATCTGCATTAGGACCACTCTGCATAAAAACATCAAAGGTATTATTGGTCACATGGAACATTGACTTGCGAGGCGTTCCAATATCGACGGATTCTGTCGTATTACCAAGAATCATCAGATATGGGTATACCTCACCCTGCCCACCTGACATACCCGCATCAGAGATATACTGGTCAGTGTTGTCATCAGTCTTACAGTAGTTGTTATCAACCGTAACGTGGATGCTTGTTGGGTCCTGGCAGTTAACCATGATGTAGCCAACACCGCAGTTAAAGCATTGCATATCTTTTATCACCACGCGCGTTGGTAAATTCTCCAGCCCATCAGGGTAATCATTGAAAATTACCTGAGGACGCTGGGTGTGGTATGCATTTGCGGTGAACTTACCGCCGATAATCTCTACTGATTTTGCGCCAAGCGGATGGAAAATATAATCAATGCCATTGAAGGTAAATTCTCCAGTAGAAGCATCGATAATGATGTCTCCTGGGATGGTGACGGGGGCTGTTTTATGCTTCGCCTCTGATGACACTGACGCAAGAATGGCAATAGGCCAAGAGATGGAGATGGACCCGACAAACGATGAATTCATAATTTATGGCGCTCCATCTAATTACTTACTTGATACCTGCAACATTTACAAAAAGGCTGCCTGATGGTGGCCTTTATTTTTGGCATAAACAATATGGGGTAAAAATGAAAGTTTTAATGGTTTATGAAAATGTTCCAGAGTCGACTGAAATCTATATTTTTGATGCCAATGAAGATGAAGTTAACGATTTGAAATTGTCTCACGGCAATTACACAAATGCTAATTGTGATGAAAGTATCGAAAAAGCACTATCACGTGTTCTTGTCAGAATTAGTGTTCCAGAACATTGTGATGATGATTGGCTTTCTTATTGTGGAGCGTTAAAAACTGATGCAGGAAAATGGAGTAAAAGTAAAGTTGATAACTCAACTCCAATCATTATGAAAGATAGTGATATTGAAATGGTAATAATAACCGGAATGATTATGTAGGCTGCGAATAAGCACTGTGTATTCATTCCAACGAGTGAATACACGGAGCAATGTCGCTCGTAACTAAACAGGAGCCGACTTGTTCTGATTATTGGAAGTCTTCTTTGCCCTCCAGTGTGAGGGCCTTTTTATATGCATACCAATAACGCTTCACTCGAGGCGTTTTCGTTATGCAATCAAACAGAAGGAGCATCCTATGCAACAGTTCGCTATTGCAGGGGCGGCATCGGTTCGCCCTTTCAACCCGATTTTATCGGTACAGCATTCACGAAAAAATATTTTAACCGGAGCAGACTTTAAACAACCAAGAATGAAAAGTTTGCTCGAAAAGCTTTGGGATATTTTGAAACAACAAGGCCGTCCATGAGTTTTACGGATAACTGGTCAGACGAAGAATTCATTCGTCAGATGAACAAAATGCTCAATCAGCACAAAGAACAGGAGAAAGATGATGATTCTGACTCTGAATGATAAGCGTGAAATATCGCAAATAATCGCAAGTTTTACTGATGAAGATTACGAACGAATCAACAGTGAAGTTGATCGCCTCTGCAAACGTTGCGACCCAATAAGCGAAATGCTTCGCTCATATAAACCAGATGAACACACTAAGGACGCTATCGACTGGCTGGAAGATGATGACTGTAACTATCAGGAAAAAGCCGCTGAATGGTTCTGGGATGCAATAACCGAAAGAGTTAAGGCTGAATATGCCTTCGCAATATTCAAGCGCAGACACATTTTTGGAGAAGCAGCATGAGCAATATCGTTGAATTCGTTAAACAGCAGGAGCAGTTATTCTGCGGAGCATTGACTGAACAGACGGTGACATGGGCTAAGGAAAGCCAGTTTGCAATTCAGTATTTCCAGAAAAACGATTACCTGGCTAAAACGGCACTGGCAAATCCAACCAGCGCACAGAACGCCATCATCAATGTTGCGGCGATCGGCATCACCTTAAACCCGGCTAGCAAACTGGCTTATCTGGTTCCGCGCGACGGCATGGTGTGCCTTGATATCAGTTATATGGGGTTGCTCCATATTGCAATGGAGTCTGGTGTTATCTCATGGGGTCAGGCAAAACTTGTTCATGCTAACGATACCTATGAGTCAAACGGGCTTGATAAAGCACCAACCCATAAATACAACGCCTTCGGTGATCGCGGTGATATCGTTGGCGTTTACTGCACAGTTAAGACGCCAGCAGGTGATTATCTAACGGAAGAGATGAGTCTGGCTGAAATTGAGGCTGTAAGGAAAACAAGCAAGGCGGCATTCAGCGATAAAGGACCATGGGTAAATCACTGGAATGAGATGGCGCGAAAGACGGTCGTAAAGCGTGCAAGCAAGTATTGGCCTAAGGCATCACGTCTTGATAGTGCTATTCACGTACTAAACGAAGAAGAAGGTGTGTGGACTGAACCAGTTATGCCGCACAAATCAGAGGAAGATATCCGCGAAGATGAACGGAAACGCCAGCAGGAAATAATGGATAAAGTACAACTTCTTTGCGATGAAATGGCTCAGGCAGAAAACATGGATGATTTGAAGCGATATTTTGCAGAAGCATATCGCCTGACATCTGGAATGAAATTACAGCAGAACGTACAAGCCATTTACATAGAATGCAAAGCGAAACTGGAGGTTGCCAGTGAGCAAACTGTATGAAATTGCCAATGAATACGCAAAATTGATGGATTCAGATTTAGAACCAGAGATGATTGCTGACACAATAGAAGGCATGGAAGGAGAATTTACCGATAAAATAGAGCAACTTCTTTCCGTCATTAAAAATGAATCTGCTTATGCTGAACGCCTCAAGGAAGAGGCAAAGTCACTGAATGAGCGAGCCGCAGTAATTCAAAATAAGATTGACAGCATCAAATCATATATAGCGTCATCGCTTGAAATGGTTGGCAAGAAAAATATTCGAGCAGGTATTCACCAGGTAACAATCCGCAAACCGTCAGAAATTGTAGAAATCATCGACTCAAGCGCCCTTCCTCCTGAATACGTTGAGTTCGAAACGACAATTAAAGCCGACAAGTTGGCAATCAAGCACCAACTAAAAGCAGGAATAAATATCCCCGGCGCTCAACTCAAAGTTGGGAAACCTTCACTTCTTATCAAATAACGGTATCGCCTATGAAAAAGACTCCATGGGAGAAATGGGAAGTCGATTTCTTGCGCGAAGTGGCGGCGACAATGCCAGTTGAAGTTATCGCTGAAAAACTGGAAAGGACTGAAAAAGCAGTAATGGCGAAAGCAACAAGGATTGGCGCTGACATTGTTAGCCGACTTCGTGGAAGACGATGGACAAGAGCCGAAGTATCACTTTTCGGTAAGTTCTCCGCAGAAGAAATAGCAATTGCAACCTGCCGCTCAATTTATTCAGTAAGAGCTATGCGATACAAGCTAAAAAAACTCGATGAAGAGAGAACAGGCATACGAATAAATTAACAAAGAGGAATTTACCATGAGAGGACTTGCATACAATCCCGGAATTCTTCCGGCGGAAATGATTATTCGCCAACGCGTAAAGCCAATGCCATCGAGAGAGGAATTGCTTAAGAGAAATTCTTTTCCATCAGTGAATCAAAACAAATATCTGAATGCGATGTGGCGCAAAGGAGGCAACCAGTGAGCGAAATTAATTACCAGGCACTGCGTGAGGCGGCGGAACGTGCAATTCCAGCAATGGAACGCCTGTTAATGTTGCCAGCTGATGATGATTTGTTAAGTGAACAGGAACTTAAAGATTACGGTGTGGATATTGATGCGCTCAACGCCTTCAAATTTCTGACCGGACCAGAAACCGTGCTGGCGCTGCTGGATGAACGGGAAAGAAACCAGCAATACATAAAACGCCGCGACCAGGAGAACGAGGATATTGCGCTTACGGTTGGGAGGCTGCTAATCGAAAACGGCCAGCTTGTTGCCGATACGCTACGCCACTTAGCTGATAACGAAATCGACTCTGATTATTTTGCTATCACCTCAACGAATGAGAACGGTACTGAAATTGATCATGAGATGGCTATTACCGATTACGCACTGCAAGCTGCCGGAACTGTAGACGAATTGGTTGCAGCGCTGGAATCCACAGAGAAGCGCATAGCAGAACTGGAAGCCGAACCTGTAAGCCAAACTTACAAGTCACAACACACGCAGTTTGAACAAGTTGCTGACCTCTACGAAATGCAATTTGATGACGGTCGCACTTGTGCCTTTCACACTGATGCGCAAAAGGCTGCGCAATGGCTTCAGGCATGCGACGGAAACAGGGTTCAGGAATACGTGAAGCTGGAGCGACTGCAGAACGCGCTATCGGGCAACTCTCCGGTAACTCCGGATAGTTGGATAAGCTGTAGTGATCGAATGCCTGAAATCGGTGAACTAAACTGGAGAACTGGTTTTCCTTTGCTGGTTACGTGTGAGATCGGCGTTATACCTGCTTATTACGGCTTTGTGAGCGTTAATGGGAATAAGCATTATGGTTTTATGGAGAGTCTTAAATACGGAGACGATAACGGCAACCATCCTCAAACTAATGAATATGGTCTGATTAGCAATGTCACACACTGGATGCCACTACCAGAACCGCCGCAGGAGGCAAAATGATGGATGTAAAAGAGAAGGTTTTGCAGGTGATGCGTTCCCGTTCTGCCCTGCAAGAGAAAGCTCTCGGCGGGGAATATCCATTCACGATAGCAACCTGGAATCTGCGGTTGGCAATGGAGAAGGAATTTCCTGATGAAGAATGGCGTTCGGCAGATTTGCGCAAAATTCTTATGGAGCTGGCTAAAGACGGAGCAGTATCCAAAGATACCTATGCCAGCCGGATTGGTCAGGCGGTATGGAAACTGGAGGTGCGGTAATGGCTAACCTGCAACTTGCCGTCAAAGGTGAATACTTCGATGCCATGATTCGCGGGGAGAAAACGGAAGAGTATCGCTTGTGTAATGACTACTGGAAAAAGCGCCTCGTTAACCGTAAGCATGACCGCCTGATTATCACAAAGGGATATCCGAAGCGCGACGATTCCAGCCGCAGAATTGACGTCCCGTATGACGGATATGAAATCAAGACAATCACACATCCGCACTTCGGCGATAAACCGGTAAAGGTGTTCGCGATAAAGGTGAATATCGGCAATGAATAACAATCCTCGCACTCGCGGGGATTTCTTTTATCTGAACTCGCTACGGCGAGTTTTGTTTTATGGAGACAAGAAATGTCAGATTTGGCTATGAAGGTTTTGAAATGGCAATCGACTGGCGATGTTGGCATCAGTAGCGCAACTCTTGCCTCAATCGCATGTGGACTGAAAAAGAATATCTATGGTCATCACTTCGGCGCTCCACATGACGTAGCCGACTTCCGGCGATGCGTTGCGCTTGTCGAGCAGATTCCAGAAATCAGGGATTCATTCGACAAGGTTGCAAAGCGCGTTCCGGCATTCAAAGGCATCCTCAACGAATGGGATTCTCTCGTTGCTCTGTTGAAGTCTGAAATGAAGATACACGGAAACAAAGCACCAGAGACTTACAGAAGAATTAGCGAGTTACGCAAGGACTAACCACAGCCTCACACTCGATGAGGCCCGTTCATTTCTCAAGATATCCAGACCTACCATTGCCGCATCAATGCGGTTTTTTATTGCCTGATTTGCAGGTTCGATTCCCTATTCGGAGATAGCACTCATGCAACACGAACTACAACCTGATTCACTGGTTGATTTGAAATTCATCATGGCTGATACTGGCTTTGGTAAAACCTTCATCTATGACCGGATTAAGTCCGGCGACCTGCCTAAAGCCAAAGTTATCCACGGACGAGCAAGATGGTTATATCGTGACCATTGTGAATTCAAAAATAAGCTCTTAAGCCGCGCGAATGGGTAAAATAGCGGGTAAAATATTTCTCAAATCTAAAAAACACCATTCTAATCAACCCCCTGCCGCCTCAAGTAGATGTCTGCAGGGACACTTTAAAGACCTTTCTCTACATTTCACTTCATTACATAACCACTTAAAAAAACAGTAAGTTATCACCGAATCGGCCTGATTTTCATTTCAGTTAATTTCATGACATTACAACCTCGTGATGGTATAAGTGATGGTATTCCCCAGTTCGATATGCAGATACCATCAATTTACCAAAATGAGTACAGATATGGCCATTAATGTGCTTTCCCCCAAACAGATAGAAAACGCCAAGCCGAAGACCAATGATTACAAACTTACCGATGGAGGGAGTTTGTATCTACTGGTACGAAAGACTGGTGGAAAATACTGGCGTATGAATTATCGTTTTGATGGAAAACAAGTGACATTAGCATTAGGGGTCTACCCAGATGTCTCACTTGCAACAGCGCGGAAACGGCGTGATGAAGCCAGGCAACTACTAGCCGATGGTCGTGATCCTCGCGAAGCAAAGAAACCCAAAAAGGAAGACCCAATTTCCCCCACGTTCGAGAGTGTTGCCAGAGAGTGGCATAGTGGAACGATGGGGCATCCTGAGTGGAAAGAGATCACCCGTAAAAAAATTCTCCGAGAAATGGAAAACCACCTCTTTCCTGCCATCGGTTCAAAGCCTATCGATACGCTCAAAACCCGTGACTTGATGCCGATGCTGGTTGAGATGACTGAGAAAGGAATTGGTGCCACAACGAGCCGTGTAAAAACCACTATGACGAGCATCTTCCGTTATGCCGTGCAACGTGGAATTGTCGATTACAACCCTGCCCACGATCTAAAAGGTGCAATTACGGCCCCCAAAGTACGACATCGCCCCGCACTACCTCTCGAACGTTTACCTGAACTGTTAGCGAAAACGAGAAGTTACACGGGAAGACCATTGACTCGCCTAGCAGTTCTCTTTTCCCTGCACACTTTTGTGCGATCCAGCGAACTACGACATGCCAGATGGGAGGAGATCGACATTGAAAATGGGCTATGGACGATACCAGGACAACGTGAAGAGATCGCAGGGGTTAAATTCTCAGATCGGGGTGCAAAGATGGGGGCTGCTCATTATGTCCCGCTATCTAGTCAGGCTATCGGGGTACTGGAGGATATAAGGAAAATCAGTGGTGAATATCTGCTGGTTTTTCCCGGTGACAGCAACCCATATAAACCGATGAGCGAAAACACAGTTAATAAAGCACTGCGAACGATGGGTTACGACACTCAAACTGATGTTTGCTTGCATGGGTTCAGGGCGATGGCCTGCTCTGCACTGACCGAATCAGGACTCTGGTCACGCGATGCAGTTGAACGGCAGATGAGTCACCAAGAAAGAAACGAAGTGCGGGCAGCATATGTGCATCTTGCGCAGCACATGCAGGAACGCCGCAGAATGATGCAATGGTGGTCTAATTATCTGGAACTAAATAAGGACGAATTCCATGCTCCTTATGACTTATCAGGTATTAACATTATCAATTAAATACTCTTATAATTTAAAACAGAGGTCATAATGCAGCATTCAACAGAGAATGAAACTATATTCTTAGGAAATCTATGGATTGACAAAAAAATACCACCATTAGAATATTGTTCATTTGAACGCGCTTCAAGACTATTAGAATGCGAGATTGATGATTTATTACATCTATACGAAATAGGCGCTTTTAATATCGCATTCAAGGCGGATGGACTTGCAGTTAGATTTAATGTTAATTTCCTCAATAAAAATCAGAAAATGGAAATTGACTTAATTCATCCCGTATTAACTAATCAATCACTAGAGATGGAATTTTCAACAATATGGTATGACCTTAAAGATGATTCCTTTGAACATTTTGAAAATGGGCTTCAAATTATAGGATTTGCCTGTGGTATTTGGTACGCCGATGATATGATAAGTGACATAAAAAATGGATTAGCTATAGATCCAGATTATGAATTCAGGCTTAAACCGGTAAAAATACGAGATAATGTTTTGATGGCAACGGCCTCATATGAAGGAAATAAGGTCATTGAGATTCCATTTGAAGATCTTCTTATCATGCGAAGAGATTTAGAGTTAATATGGAAATCAGTAAAAACTGGAATTCCTATGCCAAGTTTACTTACGAAAAGAATTTCATCTGAACCTAAAATCCCCAAGCGATTAAATAACACTGCTGAGCATCATGCAAAAAATAGGGAGGGGTTATTAAATGCAGCCATATATATATATTAGCAAAATACCCAAGCGAATGTCGTGGTGAAAGAAAAGAGATAAGTCCTGAAAAGTGGACTAACGCCATAATTAAACATTTAGGAGAGCTACCTCCAATATTTATCACTAATGAACAAGAAATCTTAAGAAAATTACGATTAGCGGTTAATCATGCGGGATTAAAACAAAAGGGGTAGACTGAAACAATCTACAGGTAGAGTTGATTACACTACCTTCACAGCATTTTGATATCCCCATAGTATCTGCCGTGTTCATTACATAATACGGCAGGTAATTTCATGACATTAAAAACTTATCCTATCACTGGACATGCCCGCCCACGAGCTACTGCTGACTTTTTGCAAATAAGTACGGTTACTCTCTGGCGCTGGGAAAAGAACAATCCTGAATTTCCCAAATCTATACGCATTTCAAAACGGGTATCTGTTTACGATGCACAAGAAATTAGGCAGTGGGTTAAAGCTCAATCAGCAGGATTGGAGGAAGTAGTGTAATGACAATATTAACAAAGCTGGGGAGAAAAAAGCCTCCCCAACGTATTAATCAATTCTTTGGTTCTAAACCTCGGCTTTGTAACTCTTTGCGTAGAATGCGCTTGATCCAAGCCGCTAGCGATTCATCGCCATCCTGCTGTTGTGCTTGTTCCATCAGTTCACGCAGTTCAGGGTCAAGTCGGAACTGGAATGGCGGATTCCCACGTCTTTCATTTTTGTGTGTTGACACGTCAATTACACCCATTGTAATGTATTTATGTGTAATGACACATTACACACAGAAAAACAAAATAGCAACGCCCCGGAGTGTTTGCAGCAGCACCGAGGCGTCTGACCAGCACGTTATATGAGGTAACGAAGATGGCTAAACAGAAGTGTACCTGGTTATTTGCGGCGATCAACCGCAGTCAACGCAATGCCCGTCCTGTGATGTTAAGGATCACCGCAGATAACGAACGATCAGCGCGGCGCAGACTTGCCCCGGACTATGTACTGAGCTTTGCCGGGCGCATTCCCTGCGGAGGTGAACATGCGTAATTATCCGCACCCCGGCGAACGCTGGCAGCATGAACGTGGCTGGACGGTCACGATTATCCGATTAATAGAAGCCTCGCCCTCTGTGGCGCTGGTTAATCCTGAATTCAGCTGTGAAGTGCTGATACGTCATGACAGCGACAACCAGCTTTCTTCCTGCCCTCTGGCATGGTTTGAACAGCGGTATACGCGCCTGTTTGATGTACCGCTCTTTAAGCCTGCACCAGCTCCTGCAGGCAGTAGTGGTTCCGGCCCGCTGACACTGCATCCGTCTGTGCTATTTATCCGCTGGCGGGAGCGTACCATACGGCGTTCTGCTGAGCCTGACGACGGTCACTATTCAAAGTTTCTCTGACAAAATACCGCTGAAAACGGAGTAATTCACGATGAATATTTCAAACGGGCTCAACGGTGCTCAGGGCCACACTTTGCCTGAAAAACACAATACCGGTGCTTTTGCCTATGGGTTGTCAGAGGACAGTTTCGGAAAGCTGACCCGCGCAAGAAATGCCTGCGACATGCTCCAGCTTCTCTTTTCTGAATACCCGTCTCAGGCCGGAGCACTGGACGCAGGCTGTGCGCCTGGTGTCGCCGCGCTGATGGAGTACCTGCTGGCAGATTTGACGGATATTGCACACAGCTGCGCACTGATTGAAGGAGGTGCCAGATGAACCAGCCGCAGGTTTCCATTTTCCCGGTAGAAATGACCACCGCGCTTTACCGGCGGGCTATTGCTTCAGCATGGCGGCAGAAAATGCTGAACGAAACTGGCAGTGATCAGTATGGTCCGCACAGCCTGACAGTGGAGCGTATTGAAATGGCCATTGCGCTGCATATCGAGTGCGTACTGATTAACGAGTACGGCGAAGTGCAGGGCGCCGCTGCCGCGCTGGCACTGCTGACTGACATGCTGGAGCCGTCACTGCTGACCGCGCCGCCGGTACTGACCGCGCGCGGCTGTGAAGTGATGGCGGAGATGTACCGCACGCTTCCGGCGGCCTTTGATGACTTCTGCAGTACCGGTGTGACGTTGTATGAGGGGGAAGTATGACAATACAGACGGTTACGCAGGTTTCAGCCGCCGCACGGGGGAAATGGCCCGTTATTCTGCAGATGCTGCGTATTGATGTACCTGAAAACGGCAGGCACGGTCCCTGCCCGAAATGTGGGGGCAAGGATCGTTTTCGCCTTGATGACCTTGACGGGCGCGGGACGTGGATCTGCAGCCAGTGTGGCAATGGTGACGGTCTGGATCTGGTTAAGCTCGTAACCGGTTACAGCGTCAGAAAGGCTGCGCAGGAGGTGGCGCAGGTGCTTAATGTGCCGGATATGCAGGAACTGCCTGTTAAGCCTGCCAGACAAAAAGCCCCTAAACGCGACATGGGTCTTACCGTGGCGGCGCTGATGAAAGAGAGCCACACGGGAGAAAGCGCCTATCTGACAGGAAAAGGGTTCGCCGGATACCCGGCCTCTCTGACCGGAAGCGTACAGCATATCAGCGGTAAGGATTTTCCTGCCGGTTCCCTGCTGTTACCACTCACGACCAACACCGGAGCCGTGACCGGTGCACAGCTTATCGCCCCGACGGGTGAAAAAAGCATACTGCCCGGCAGCACGATGAAAGGCGCGTTTGTGTCGCTCAGCCCGTTACCGTCTGAACCACCGATACAGGTGGTGATTACCGAAGGTTACGCTACGGCGCTGACGGTAAGCCAGCTCACTGCCGGATGCGTAGTGGCTGCCATATCTGCGGGCAACCTGCCCAATGTGGCGCAGTCGCTGCGGGCACGCTGGCCTGAGGTAAAAATTATCATCGCCGGTGATAACGATTTTCAGGACGGGGGTGAGAATCCCGGCAGAGCCTTTGCTGAACGGGCGGCAAAAGCTGTTGGCGGCTGGATGACGCTGCCACCAGGAGAGATTAAGGCTGACTGGAATGACTTTCATCGGGAGCACGGTATTACCCGTGCCCGTGAAGCCTTTCGCAACGGTCTGGTACTGTGCGGGGAAAGCCGCACGCAACTGCCGCACGGGTTCCGTCTTACCCAGGAATATCTCTGGTATGAAAAGCAGGTACAGCGCAACGGTGAGACGGAGATCCAGAACGTCAAAATATGCAGCCCGCTGCGCGTGACGGCAATCACCTGCGATGCCGATGGCGGTAACTTCGGACGACTGCTGGAATGGGAAGATACGTGGGGTGAGTGTCGCCGCTGGGCGATGCCGATGGAAATGCTGAGCGGCAGTGGTGAGGAACTGCGCCGGGTACTGCTGGTTAACGGGCTGTCTTATATCAGCACCACCGGTGAGGCACGCGCACGCCTGATGGAATATATCTCACTGTGTAAACCGGAACGCCGCGTGACCTGCGTCAGTCGTACTGGCTGGCATGGTCAGGTTTACGTCCTGCAGGATGAGGTCAGCGGTGAAGGTGCAGAGGGTGTCATTCTCCAGACCACTTCCGTGCAGGGGCGTGATTTCCGCGTGTCGGGCACAACAGAGGAATGGCGGGAGCATGTATCCCGCTACTGTACCGGCAACTCCCGCGTGGCATTTGCTGTCAGCCTGGCCTTTGCTGCACCACTGTTACGGCTGGTTGGTATGGACGGCGGCGGCTACCACCTCAAAGGGGAATCGACAGACGGTAAGACCACCACCATGAAAGCAGCAACCTCCGTCTGCGGCGGGCCTGACTACTGGCAGACATGGCGGGCCACCGGCAACGCGCTGGAGGGATGCGCCAGCCGCCGCAACGATGCCGCCATGATGCTTGATGAGATCCGGGAAGTTGACGGACGCGAGGCAGGCAATATCGCCTACATGCTGGCAAACGGTCAAGGCAAGGGCCGTGCCGGTACGGACGGTGAGCTGCGTACCCGTAAGCAGTGGCGCCTGTTGTTCTTTTCAACTGGCGAGTTGTCTCTGACCGAACATGCGGCAAAGGCCGGTGAGCGTACTTTTGCCGGGATGGAAGTCAGGATGATCCAGATCCCCAGCGATTCCGGGAAGTTTGGCGTTTTTGAGGAGCTGCACGGCTTCGACAGCGGCAAGGCTCTGGCAGAGCATCTTGAATGGGCCACGTCCTGCTACTACGGTTCGCCGTTCCGGGAGTGGCTGAAAGCACTGACCGCTGATCTTAACGGACTAACGGCACAGGCAAAATCGCTGATGAAGGAATATGCTGCCGCCCTGACTCCGAAAGATGCAGGCAATCAAGTGGGCCGGGCTGTGAACCGCTTTGCACTGGTGGCGATGGCAGGTGAACTGGCAACCCGTCTGGGTATCACCGGCTGGCCTGAGGGTGAAGCACTGCGGGCAACCCGCGTCTGCCTGAACGCATGGCTGAAAGATCGCGGGCACACCGCCAATCAGGAAGATATCGCCGCACTGGAGCAGGTTCGCAGTTTCTTTACCGCGAATCAGTACAGCCGCTTTGCAGACTGGTATGACGAGCGCAACCGCCCCGGCAATATGGTGGGCTGGCGAAGGGTGGAGAAAGGCAGTACCGCGCAGGGCACGGAAGCTGTCACTACGTTCTATGTCATGCCGTCCGGCTGGAAAGAAATCTGCAGGGGATTTGACCCGCGCAAGGTGGCGCGTCTGTGCGCAGATCGTGGATACCTGCTGCCCTCCACTGATGGCAAACTCCAGACAACCATTCGCCCGCCAGAGATGAATCCCCGCAGGCTCTATGTCTTCAACAGCGAGGTGCCGGGTTAAGGCTTTGCGTGAGTCTTATTTATTAAGGGTAACAGGTGAAACAGGTGGAACAACCGTATTTTACAAGGGCTGAACCTGTTTCACCTTCTGAAATAGTGAGGTGGAACAGATGTAACGCCAGCCAATCCGCTGTTCCACCTTGTTACCCGCGATGTTCCACCGGTGCAGTGTATATAAATACTTTATAAAACAAAGCAGTAACACATGTTTCACCTGTTCCACCGCATCAGGGACATAAAGCAGACTGAAACAGAGGGCATTTTTATCTGGCTGGCTTTCATAGCCACGTCTGAATAACCGCAAGCGCCCGTTGTGCCAGCCACCACACACTGATCACCGATAGTGTGCTTGTGTCAGCCACGACACAATTGACGTAACGAACCAACCCGACAGGAGAAGTCATGAACAACACCGCAGTGAATAACAACCTTTCCACTTTTCCGGCTGTAACGCAGCGGGCACTGGAAACCATGAACACAGCCAGAAACGCATGGCTTGAAGCACGTCGTCAGCAGAAAGCGGCAGCGGATAATATTGCGACAATCCGCCAGCGTCGCGCTGAAATGGAAGCCACGACGAACACACTGAATGAGGAGTGGCGCACGCTGTTTCGTGAAAGTCAGGGCGTGGTCTCAAAGGAAATGAAAAAACTGCGCACGGAAATTGCGCTGGGACGAGAAACGCTTGAGGATTTTGATGAGCTGCTGGCGGCTCAGGAAAGCGAAAATGCACTTTTGCCGCAGAAAGCTGCAGAATTAGCCGGAAAGTATATCCACGCGCATAATATTCTTGTGGATATTCGTGCAAAACAAATCTGGGAAGATTTTATGCAGTCGCATGGAAAAGCGCTTATTCAGACGCTGAGCCTGCTTAAATCCACAATGGGCCGGGAAGCCAGTGCCGTTGTGGGTGTGGTGAATTCAGTTAATGACCCGGACACAGTGCTGAAAGACTTTATTCATAAACATATCACCAGACCGGCTCTGGCTAACGATGCGATGCCTGAACAGGACCCGGTGTTTAAACTGGCGGGAATTGCCCCGGATTATGCGGCGCGTCTGGATTTCAGTAATCAACTCTCTCCGGCAGCTATGCATAAAATTAAGGTTCGTCAGGAACTTGCTGAGAAGGAGAAAGCAGTATGACGGCCCGAGGCACGCCTGACCAGGCACTTACCAGTTTTCGGAATGCCCGTATTCTGTGGGCCGGACATAGTGAGAGCCGAAAAGCCGTTGAACAACAGATAGCATCTCTCCTTGCTGCCACAGAAAAACCAGCAGATTATGCCCGACAGCTCGAATTACTGCGGGAACGTCTGGATGTGCTGAAATGGCAAATTAACTGTGCTGCGCGCGAATGCATTTACTCGCAGCATTTACTGATGGAGGCCTGCACAGAAGCAGCTCTCAGCAATTTTATGCAGGCGAATGGGGCAGCCCTGACATCTGCACTGGCTCCGTTCCTGAAGGGACGCGGAGGGGTTGACGTTGCGTCCCGTATATTACGCAGTGCTCTGGTTCGCCAGCTGGCAATAACACCGCCTGAAATTGCCGGGGATTATCGTGAGATCCTGGATGAATCCGGTTTGATACCTGACCCCGGGATGATTCGTGATTGCCAGGACTCTTACACCCCGGCACAACATCTGCATTTTCAGCAACGCCTGAATGACATTAACGATATACAGGAGTGATTTTAATGGCACTTAAATGTCCGGAATGCGGTACAGTTGCACACGCCAGAACAGCAGCCTATGAAGCTCCGTCAGTTAAACGCTCGTGGTATCAGTGCCAGAATCTGGAATGTTCCTGCACATTTACGGCACTGGAGAGTGTGGATAAGATAATCATGAAACCCCGGCGCAATGAACAGGAACCAGACAAATCACAACCCCCGGTAAAACAACAGCAAACGCTCAATCGCTATGGCTCCGCGTCAAAACTGTCAAGCCGTCAGCAGATTCCTGTCTGATTAGAAAAAACGCCCACGTAATCCCGGTCGAGTACCGGGATTTTTAACACCTTTTCCCTGGCTGGCCTGAGAGCGCATGAGTGCATGTCTATAGCGCATGAAAACGCATGAACCTTATGCACCATTTTTGACGAGAAAGCCCTCGTGTGGTGGCTTCTGAGACGATTTATGAGGTGCATGAAAACCAGTCTGTTAAGCGAAGCGGGCAGGCGTGCGGGGCTGTTCGCATCAACATAAAAATAACGGGCTGATATAGTTATAAAATCAAATGAACTCTTTTAGTACGACATGGGTATGTGCGCCAGTAGCAACGTCAGCCCCCAAGCTTTCTATTGTTCTTTTCTGTTGTACCATCAATACGTACCGATTAGCTCCTAAGCATCAATATCAGTTTGAACGTATTGCTTTGAACTAATTTTTAGATGATTTTTTTCATTAAAAAATTATAATGTTGTAGATAAAAAGAGAATCTTATAGAGGCGTTATGTCAAATAAAGTTGATGTTTTTTTGAGCCGAGTTAGCCATGTATCACAGTTTGTATTGGTGGCATTTGCTATTTTTGGATATTTTTATACAGTAAGACCAATTTACCAAAAGGAACTTTTATCAGAAGAAATTGCAAAAAAAGAAGTTGAATTAAATAAATTAAAAACAGCAATGGAAAACTCCCAAAAATTTATAGAGAATAATAAAATCTTACGAAAAGAATTGGAGGGAAGCATTGCCAAACTTGATTTACAATACAAAGAATCAGAAGAAAAATTAAATTCAATAAATTCTGAACTAAGAAAAACTTTAAATGAACTAAATAAACAAAAGACCATTTCCAAAAGAGCGGTCAATGCAAACAACAAGAATCTTGAATCTGTTTTCTGGGAGAATTTTTCGGGGCTAGTTGGAGTAGTTTATATTTCTAAGAGCACAGATTTTGTGAACAATACACTGGGTGACGCCAAAACAGCCTATAATACTCCTAGTAATTTATATATATCTCCTTATGATGCAATTAATGAAGCATTAAAAAATGGCAATCATAACTTTATCTCAAGTTCAGAAAATGTCCCTGAAAATATCCGCAACAAAATTCTAGCAAAGATCCGTCGCGCTATTGAAAAAAATAAGATTTCATTAACAAAAAAACCTATCGGTTTTGATGAAAAAATTAATAGTCTGATAAAAACTATAGAGTCAACTAAGTTACGCAAAAATGAAAACGAAATAATGAAAAATAACACTGCAGAAAGAGAACTATCATCTTATATTTTCCTGATAAATGGTCAATCAAGAATCCGCGCCATGGATTTCTTAAAAGACATTCAACATTTAGACTAATATTGGATATCTTATAATGAATACTAATACTAAATTTGATTTATGGTTGATTAGAGTAAGTTACATTGCCCAAGTTGGATTGTTTTTTTTGACAACCTTTACAATATTTTACACAGTAATTCCGATATACCAAAATGCAAATCTGCAGGAATCAATAGCAAAAAAAGAAATCGAATATAAACAATTACAAGACAAAGAAAAAACTCTATATTTAAAGTTAAGAAAGGAATATTCAAGAAAATATGTTGTTGATGCAATCTCCCAATGTTCTCCAACAGAAATACTTATGCGTCAACCATCTGAAGATGACAGTAAAAAATCACATGATGTAAGAATGAAGGAATTAAAAACATTTTTAAACAAAGATATAACCAGTTGCTTTGAAAAAACTTTTTATAGCAACCCTTACATTAAGGAATTAAGAGACACTGATCAACAAAATATTCTTCTTAAAATTAAAAATTTATCCCCCTCTATAACTAAACTACATGAAAAATATAAAGCAGAATTTGATGACGATAGCAAGTTATTGAATACTGGAAAAGAAAAATCGACAAGATTAAAAGAGGTGGAAGATTATTTAATAGGAATAGGAGGTTACACAGAAAACAGCAAAAAGGATTTTGAAAACTCATACATAGAATCTGGAGCATATGACTTGGTTGTAAGGTATGGTTTTGAAGTCAACGATCTATTTTCCAAAACCATCAGAGACAATTAA